GACAAAAAGTGCGACCAAAGTCGCGGCGGTTGTCGCGATCGCACTAAGGACGGTCCAGAAATCCGGGGCTCCCCCTTGACTCAGTATATTCCACGCTATCTGGCCCAGAAGAATCGTTGCGGCGATGGCGGCGATGCCGAGTGCTCCGTCCCAGATGGTCGCATTCTTCATAAATTCCCCGTTTGTATTTGTCGGGGGGATTTTGCCACGCTCGCCCAGCTGCCCGCTTGACTGAGGCGTAACTGCAATTTCCGCATACCGAAAAAGGAAAAAAATGGATCTGCGAAGGCTCGAACCGAGACTCGAAAATTGGGCCCGCGCGCAGCGCTCGTCGGGATATGAGCCGGGCCGCGCGGCTTCCGCTGAGGGAATGTGGCGTGGCGGCGGCTGGCGCGAACCTCGCGCGGTACCGCCGGCGCCCGACTACAAGGATGCGTCGATAGTCCAGGCAGAATGGCGATGCCTCATGCCGCTCGACAAGGATGTGCTGATGCTGCACTACGTGTGGCGCGCACACTCGTCGTTCATCTGCCGACGCCTGAAACTCAAGCAGGGAAGGGGCAACGAACACATCTGGGAGTTCGCCCTCTACCACGCACAGCAGGCGATCAGCGACAAATTGGAAAAAGCTAACGGGCTTGTAAACCGAGTAAACGCAGACTATACTGCGCGCAGATTACTGACCCCGGCATAGCCGAGTGAATTGGCCCGCAGGCAGGGGCCAGTTCGCTCTGAAGCCGACAGACAAGCCCGCAGGCGCAAGCCTCGCGGGCTTTTGTCATTCTGGAGCCCGAAATGGACGAGCAAGCCGCAGCACCCAGCAGCACGGAACCGGCAGTCGAAGCGCCGGCCACGGAACAGGCCGCAGCACCGGTCGCTGAAGCGCCCATCGCGGCGTCGGCCGAGAGTGTGGCGGGGGAGTCTGCGCCGACTGCCCCGGACCCGGTTGCATCTGCAAGTGGGTCGGGCGCGGCCGGTGAGCAGGGAAACGTGGGCACTTCGGCTGGTGCGGCTACGGATGTCGCTGCCGCCGGTGAAGCGGGAAACGTCGATACCGGTGCGCCTTCGCAATCTGGAGCCGCTCCGGTCGATACAACCTCTTCGCACGTCCCATCGACCGATTCCGATGCGAATGCGGGCGCATCTGGTACGCAAGCGACTGGAGCCGTGGTTTCTGACCCGCTGACCCAGTACGTCGCCGAAATGGCGCCGGTGTATCAGGCGCTCGGCGCGGCCGCTGAGCCCACCGATGCGCAGCAGGTCGCCGCCGACTCGGTCGCGATCGCCGCGGCGCCCGTCGAGCCGGCCGACATCAGCAAGGGCGAAGTGACGCCGATCGATGGCGCCGAGCCGACCGCAGCAGATCACCCCGCGCACCTGTCGCTGCTGAAGATCGAACTGTTTGCCGAGCGCATCCCGAGCGACTTCATGCAGGAACTGAAGCGCCTCGTCGCCGAAGTGCGCGGCTTCCTGTAATCCCTCACCTCACATGGGCCGCTACCCGCAACGGATGCGGCAACAGCCATGGCCGGACGCCCGACAAAGTACAAAGCCGAGTATGCAGAGCTTGCGAAAAATTACTGCCTGCTCGGCGCCACGGATGCAGACCTTGAACGCTTCTTTGCCGTCGGCAAGCGCACCATCAACGACTGGAAAATCGCCCACCCGGACTTCGCTGATGCGCTCAACTCAGGCAAGGAAGTCGCGGACGGCAAGGTCGCCCGCGCGCTCTATGACAAGGCCGTCGGCGGGGACACCACAGCGATGATCTTCTGGCTGAAGAACCGGCAGAAGCATGCGTGGCGCGATCGTCACGAGATCGACCATAGCGGCAAGGTCGCGGTCGATCCAATCCAGTTGCTGCTCTCACAGGTCGAAGGCACGACCCTCCAGCCCAAATGAGCGACGTCGCCGCGCTGGCCAAGGACTTCTCCAATCCGGTCTGGAGGCTGCACAACCTCTACTGGATCACGGACAAGTCGGGGAAGGTCGTCAAGTTCGCGCCCAACGCTGAGCAGACGACGTTCCTCGAAAACCTGCACTATCGCAACGTCATCCTGAAGGCGCGGCAGCTCGGCTTCTCGACGCTGATCCAGTTGATCGAACTCGACGCCGCGGTTTTCACCTCGAACATCCGGGCCGGCGTCATCGCCGACACGATGGAAAACGTGACGACGATCTTCCGCGACAAGATCCGCTTCGCGTATGACCGCCTTCCGGACGGCATCAAGGCCGAGCGCCACCCGATCACCGACAGTTCGACCGAACTGCTGCTCTCAAACAACAGCAGCGTCCGCGTGGGCACGTCGATGCGCTCGGGCACGCTGCAATACCTGCACATATCCGAGTTCGGCAAGATCTGCGCAAAGTCTCCCGACAAGGCGCGCGAGATAGTGACCGGTGCAATCCCGGCGGTCGCGCCCGACGGCTTCCTGTTCGTCGAGTCCACCGCGGAAGGCAAGGAAGGTCCGTTCTACGACATGACCGAACAGGCGCGCAAGCGCATCGGTCGCCGGCTGCTGCCGCTCGAGGAGAAGTTCCACTTCTTCCCATGGTACGGGCGCCCGGAATACGAGGTCGAGCCGGACAGCGTGCCGATCTCGCCGAAGGACACCGATTACTTCAACCGCATCGAAGTCGTCGCCGGCTGCACACTGGGCCCGCGCAAGCGCGCCTGGTACGTGCTGATGCGCGAGAAGCAGGGCGCGGACATGAAGCGCGAGTTTCCGTCGACGCCAGACGAAGCGTTCGAGGCATCGAACGAGGGGGCGTGGTATCGCGAGCAGTTCGACCGCATGCGTATCGACCGTCGCCTGTGCCGTGTGCCGTACGAGTCGGGCGCCGCGGTGAATACCTGGTGGGACTTGGGCGCGAACGACACGACCGCGATCTGGTTTCACCAGCAAGTCGGGCCTGAGCACCGCTTCCTGCGTTTCTACGAGGCCAATGGCCGGCCGCTCGATCACTTCGTGCAGATCATCAACTCGGCCGGCTACACGTTCGGCAAGCACTATCTCCCGCACGATGCGACCCACAAGCGCCTGCAATCCGGGTTCTCGAACCGCTCGGTCGAGGAAATGCTGAACGATCTTGGCCTGCACGGCACCGAGATCATCCCTCGCATCGACGATGTGACCGTGGGCATCAACCAGACGCGGCTCGCGATGACGTCGGCCTATTTCGACGAGGAAGGGTGCAAGGAAGGTCTCGACCACCTCGAAAAGTACTCGAAGGAGTGGGACAAGCACGGCGGCTGCTGGAAGAACTATCCGAAGCACGACTCTCACTCGAACGCGGCCGATGCGCTGCGCCAGTGGGGCCAGCACTTCAAGGCGTTGCGCCAGCAGGATTGGGGCGGCGCACTCAATTACCCATCACTCCACGTAGCCTGACATGGCCGACGACTTCACGACAGATCAGGACATCGCCGGAGAGCAGCCGCTTTCAGGCCCCATGGACGATGCAACGCTTCGCTACGTCACGGACCAGGAGATCAACGACAGCTACGACTGGTGCTTCGGCAAGATCGCGCAGGAGCGCGCAACGGCCGAATCGTACTATCTCGGGCTGCCGACCGGCGACCTCGCGGCGTCCCCGATCCCCGACCGCTCGGCGTATGTGTCGACCGACGTCGAGGATACGGTCGAATGGATGCTGCCGGCGCTCGTCGAGATCTTCACGGCCGGCGATGACGTGGTCGAGTTTTCCGCTACCAAGCAGGCCGACGAGCCAGCCGCAGCGCAGACCACCGATGTCGTGAACCACGTTTTCTACCAGATGAATCCGGGCTGGCAGGTGCTGTACACGTGGTTCAAGGACACGCTGATCCAGAAGAACGGCATCGTGAAGGCGTGGTGGGACCCGACGCCCAAGACGGTGCGCGAGGAATACCGCGGTCTGACCGACATCCAGCTCGCCATGATCCTGATGGACAATTCCGTCAAGCCGGTCGAGCACAGCGCCTACCCCGACGCCGCCGCGCTACAGGCCGCACAGGTTCAGTATCAACAGGCGATGCAGCACTATAAGCAGGTGGCACAGCAGCCACTGCCGCCGGCGCAGCCCGGCATGCCGCCCCCGCAGCCACCACAACCACCGCAGCCGCCGTCGCCGCAGTCCATTCCGCAACTGCATGACATCGCGATCATCCGAACTACAGCCAGCGGTCAGGTTTGCGTCGAGAACGTGCCGCCCGAAGAATTCCTGATCTCGCGAAAGTCCAAACGCATCACAGACGGATTCAGCGGCCACCGCGTGCGCCGCACGATCAGCTATCTTCGCCAGCAGGGCTACGCGAACGTCGACGACATCACGTCCGACGAGATGCCGGCGGCCGACATGAGCCAGGAAGCGATCACGCGCCGCTCGCTTGAAGATGCGCCATACCGGATCGACGACGGCAACGGCGACGAATCCATGCGCGAGGTATGGCTGACCGAGTGCTACATGCCGATCGACTACGACGGCGACGGCATCGCCGAGTGGCGCAAGATCGTGCGCGCCGGAAACGGCATCCTCGAAAACGTGCCGATCGACGGCCCTCCCTTCGCGAGCCTGTGCGCCGTGCCCCTGCCGCACCTGTTCTTTGGCCGATCGCCGGCAGAGCAGGCCATGCCGACGCAGCGCCTGAAGACGACGATCTGGCGCGGCATGATCGACAACATGCAGATGCTGATCAACGGCCGCACCTACGCCGTGAATGGCGAAGTGAATCTCGACGATCTGCTCTCGAATCGCCCGAACGGCGTCGTGCGCGTGAAGGGTCCGCAGTCTGTCGGGCCGCTGCAGCAGGGCATGACGAACACCGCAAGCGTGGCCCAACTGCTCGAAATGGCCGATCAGGACAAGCAGGACCGCACCGGCGTGATGAAGCTCACGCAGGGTTCTGATGCAGACATCATGAACGAGACGGCGGCCGGCAATGCGGCCATGACCGACCGGTCGAACCAACGCATTAAGCTGATCGCCCGCATCTTCGCCGAAACCGGCGTGAAAGACCTGTTCATCCTTATCCAGAAGCTGCTGGCGCAGTATCAGGACCGCGCGATGACGATGAAGCTCCGCGGCGAATGGGTCGACGTCGATCCGCGCGCGTGGAAAAACGACTACGCGATGACGGTCAATGTCGGGCTCGGCACTGGCGACAAGACGAAGGCGATCCAGCACGTGACGATGCTCGGGCAGGCGCAGGCGCAAGCACTTCAGATCGGCGTGGCGACTCCCACGAACATCTACAACACGCTCTCGAAGCTGCCGCCGCTGCTCGGCTACAAGAACGCCGAGGAGTTCTTCACCGACCCGTCCAAACAGCCGCCGCAGCAACCTAAGCCTGATCCGAAGCTCCAGCAGATTCAGGCCAAGGGTCAGCAGGACATGCAGATCGAGCAGATGCGCCAGCAATTCGACAGTCAGAAAGCACAGTCCGATCAGCAGCTCGAAATCCTCAAGGCGCATCTCGACCAGCAGACCGCGGTTATGCAGCAGCGCGCGCAGGCCGAACAATCGGCTCAGGAAACCCAGATCGAAGCCCAACGCGACCTGTTGCAGGCTCATCTCGAGCAGCAGAACCAGCGCATGCAGATGGCGTTCGATGCGCACATGGAGGCCATCAGGCAGGCGGTTGCTGTGCAGATCGCCCAGATCGGCGCAGCAAGCCGCGTTGAGGTCGCTGAAACGGCCGCTGCGACGACGCTGCAAAGCGCACAAATCTCGGCTGCCAATCAGGCCAGCCGTCCGGAGGAACAGTGATGCCCAGAGGAATCCCGAATGGAACAAACGGAACAGGACGCAAGGCTGCAGCAGGAGTTGACGCGCTCGCAGCAGGCGCAGGATCTGATCGACCATCCACTGATGAAGGAAGCGTTCGAGACGATCCGGCAAACCTACCTGAAGGAGTGGGAGAACAGTCCGGCGAGGGATTCGGAAGCTCGCGAGAAGATCTGGACTTACTTGAAGCAGTTGGAGGCGGTGAAGGGGCACCTTCTGCAGACGATCGAGACCGGAAAGATGGCGAGGATCGAAGTGGAGCGCAAGAGCCTCCTGCAGCGAACTATGGATGGGGTGACTGGGTTTCGGCGTTGAATCACGCCGAATGGCGTCACGCACGCGGCACTGACCTGCGCATAACGCGTGTCTGGCACCCGGAGCCGAAGTCGGAAATCTGGAATGGTCAGTTCGGTTCGGCGCGTGTTGAAGCCGGCGACGCTGCGTATCAGTTGTCCACCGGCGAAATCATCGAACTCGAAGTCAGTCAATGACGCATCGATTTTTTCAGGACGAAGCCACCCTCTGCGGTGGTTTTTTTCATTTAACCGCCACCCGCAAGGGCGCGACAAAGGAGTAGCACGTGAATATCTCGAAACTGCTGAAACAGCTTTTCTGCTTTCTCCAGCTTCATGCAGTCGATGGTGAAGGCGGTGGCGGCGGTGAAGAAAGCTCGCTGTCGGATCTGCAGGACATGATCCCCGGCGCGGACGACGAGAACGACGAAGGTAACCACGCCGGTGTAGAGGGCGGCCAGCAGGCCCAACCCGAAGGCACCCAAGCGGACGACCCGAACGATCCCGTCTACACGCTGAAGGTGAATGGCCAGGACAAGCAGGTCAAGCATAGCGAACTGTTGGCGAACGCCCAGAAGTACGAGGCCGCCCAGCAACGCTTCGAGGAAGCAGCAAACCTGCGCAAGCAGGCCGAGCCGGAGATTCAGGCGGCCCGTCAGGAGCGTCAGCAGTTGCAGCAGGCGCTTCAGGTCTACACGACGCAGCTCAGCGCCATGTTGACCCAAGGACAACCCGATCCGGCGCTGATCAACACCGATCCTCAGGAATACATGCGGCAGAACTACGCCTACCAGGCGCGCATGGCCGAATTGCAGCAAGCGCAGGCGGCGCAAGCCGAACTCACGCGACGCGAGCAGTTGGCTCAGGCGCAGGACCTGCAGGCGCGTACGGCCGACGAGCAGACCAAGCTGCTCACCGCTATTCCTGAGTGGAAAGACACCGCGAAGGCGCAGGCCGAAGCCGGGGCTGTCGATGGATACCTGCAGAAAGTGGGCTTCTCGACGAACGAGCGCAACAGTCTGAATGACCACCGCATGGTCGTCGTGGCCCGCAAAGCCATGCTCTACGACCAGTTGATGCAACAGCAGACACAGGCGACGCAGCGCGTGCAGAACGTGCCGCCGCGCGCTGAACGCCCCGGAGTTTCGACGCAGTCGCGCCCCGACGAAGCGACCACGAAGGCCGCACGCGAGCGCTTTGCGCGGAATCCGTCCCGAGACACTCTGGCCGACCTTCTGTAGGCCGAAAAGGAACTGACATGCCGACGAATACCTATACCACCTACGCCGCGATCGGTAACCGCGAAGACCTGATCGACAAGATCTTCAACGTGGCGCCGACCGACACGCCGTTCATTTCGTCGATCGCCCGCAACAAGGCGACCGCGGTCTATCACGAATGGCAGCGCGACACGCTGCGCGCGCCGAACAAGGGCAATGCCGCAGTTGAAGGCGCTGACGCCACCTACGCCGCGCAGACGCCGACGCAGCGCCTCGGCAATCGCTGCCAGATCATCCAGGACACCTTCAGCGTGTCGGGCACGCAGGACGTCGTGAACCATGCCGGCGGCAAGGAAACGAAGCGCCTGAAGGCCAAGAAGATGATCGAGCTGAAGAAGGACATCGAGGCCGCGGCGATTGCCAACGGCACCGTTGTCGCTGGATCGGGCTCTGTTGCGCGCCAGATGCGCGGACTCAATGGCTGGATCGCAACGAACAGCCAGTCGGGTGCCGGCGGAGCTGCCCCCGATCCGGTCAATAACGTGGCACCGACGGCGGGCACCGCGCGCGCCTTCGCGGAACCGCTGTTCAAGACCGGCATCCTACAGGCGTACAACTCGGGCGGCAACGTCACGATGGCGCTGATGGCGCCGGATCGCAAGCAACTGGCGTCCAGCTTTACCGGCAACGTGACGCGCTTCAATGACGTCGACAAGACGGCGAAGACGACCGTGCTGAACACTGCCTACACGTTCTACGGCTCGGACTTCGGCAATATCAAGATGGTCCCGGACCGCGTGATGGCGAACAGTGTCGACACGAACGTATATGGCGTCGATCCTGACATGTGGGCGCTGTCGTTCCTGCGGGCATTCGAAGACTACGAGCTGGCGAAGGTTGGCGACGCACGGAACTATCAGATCCTGTGCGAAGTGACGCTCGAAGCCCGCGAAGAACGCTCGTCGTTCGCGATCCGCGATCTGTCGTAAATATCTCCTCCAGGTGGTCCTTTGGAGCCCGCTTCGGCGGGCTTCTTTTTTATGACATCAAAAATCGAAGTCCACAGCACCGACGAAGGATTCGTCGTGGAGCGTACGCAACGGTTCGACGGCCTCGTCGATACCTGCAAGGCGCTGCACAACGAGGGCTTTCATGGCACGTCCGATATGCGCCCGCTGATGAGCGTACCCGGCGTAATGATCGAGGCCTGGTGCGAAAAGCGCGGTGTGACGTTTGCCGAGTTCAATCGCGACGCGAAACTGCAATCGGCTTTCATCAACGATCCGGACCTGTCGGCGTTCCGGATATGGAAGGGGAAAGCCTGATGGGGCTGCTTGACCAGTTCGGTAGCGGCGCATCGCGCGAAGCTGTCGCCGGAACATTGGGAATGCCGGTCGATATGTCAACGGCAGCGCTCAACGGAATGACGGCGGGACTCGGTCAGGTATTGCCGCAGGGTTTTCCGCAGATCACGGACCCTGTTGGCGGCTCGCAATGGCTTGCTCAGCGCATGAGGGATGCAGGAGTTCTATCGGATCAACCTGGCACGGCTGCGGACGCCGCAGGCGCATTGCTTCCAATGCTGATGGGTCCGGTCAAGCCGGGGGCCTTGAAGGAAGCGCGCGGGCTGCTGGGGCGCATTGCGGCAGGAGAGCGCCCGCGCCCTATCGACATAGGCACGCTGACACCCGAACAGTTTCAGGCCGTCAATGATGCGCGCGCTAAGTCTGGCATGCCGCAGTTCACTACGCCCGACGTTTATTACCGTGGCACACACC